CCCAAGGAGAAGGAGAGAACATCGTTCTCCCTGCGTGGTTTCTAAGCCACGGCCGCCCTAAAAGGGCGACCTCCTTCCGAGCTTGATGCTGACGTGCTCGGGGCGTCCAGAACGCTCCAAGTGCCCTTCATCAACGTTCGCAACGTCGACGGGATACGGATTGTAGACCCTGGCCTTTAGGCCAAAACCTACATAATCCGAATCCAATAGACACTTGTGCAAGGCACCTACCCCATCTAGATGATCTAGAGGGGGCTTGGATACCACATAATACCCCTTGACTAGAGGGGAGTGGTAATTAGGGTGAAGTCCTTGATATTCGTATCCAAGGACCGACTCCCTGCCAAGCAGTGGAGACGATGGTGCTACATTGGGAACGTATTTAACAACGCGACCAAGATAGTCATCCATCCAAGCAGCGGACTTCCAGAGACCAGCCCAATAGAGCTGATTCCTGAGAGAGAACGCTGATATAACTCCGCTAGCATCTGTCCGTCGTGTAGGAAGTACCTGGCGCACCTTGACAATAGAAACGTCATGGCCGTCATAGTATTCCTTACCGCAGGACTCTCTGAACCTTCCGGTCCAGAAGGACTTGCTGGCATTGACTACATACCCGAAAAGGTGTAGTTCGCCAACGACGGATAGCACATAGTCTCTGGGGACGATCAAATCGTCACCAAAGACGCGCACCTTTCCGGCAAGCTTCAAAAGCTTTCGCCGGTTAAGCTGCGTGCTGAGCTCTCGTTCAATCCCCAAGAAGATCAAGGTAGTAAATACCATGGCCTCAAAGGGAAAGCATAGAGCTGAACCCATAGACGCGTACTTGGCTAGGCGAATAACGCCATGACCAGGTACGTCAGCCTTCCGGGAACGACAGGCGTCAACCATCCTGAGCAAATCAGGATAGTCTTCGACCATCGCCCGTACATGCTGATAGGAAACCCTATCGGAAGCCTCGCTTAGATCAAGCGTGGCGAGATCACCGCTGAGTGATCCCTCCATGGCCATTCGCCTGTTAGGCTCTTGGTCATCGAATCCGATAATGCGGGAGAGGAAGTCATCCTCTTTAACCGCACTAAGGAGACAGTGCAAAAGACCTTGCTGCGCATATTGCATCGCAGCAGGTTCAATTGCAATGATCCGTGGGGTTTTCAACGTCTTTGGCACCGTAACAACCCTAACGGGAAGTTCGGCGCCAGGTTCGAGGACATTAAGCTCCTCATTCAGGTCATCACGAAAGTGATGATTAGGAATGAGGTAGTCCTCCGCAGGCATTACCTGCTGGAGACGAGAAGTCCAGGTCCGCATCCTGTACTTAGCATTGCTGCTAAGTCGATCAGCGACAGCGCCTGGACCATGCTTCGGAGCGAGTCTTTGCCAGTGGACATCTCTGTCCAATTTAGCAAAGAGATCGCCGAAAAGCAAGTCCGAGACCCGCTTGAAATCAGTAAGATACTGAGGATCAAGCAAAGAATCGGTTCTCTTTATGTCCTTCTCACACTGGATAAACCCAGACATTGCACGTCTCTCACGACGCGGTGTAACAACCCGCGTGGACCGTCCGGAAGGACCGTCCTGAGGGAGAGCGATCTTGCTAAACATCAACGTAAGTTGACGAATAGCAGCGATTGCTTCAACGTCAGGTTCAACCAGCAGCACACCGCTACTAGTGTCGAACACACGTCCAAGGAAACCTCGTAGAAATACGGGGAGACCAGTAAGACGATCCTTCTTAAAAGAAGGAACGTCCGAAGGGACGACGAAACCTTGGTCAAGCCACTTTTCGGTAGCTTTTCCAAAGTTCGCCAGGGATATCGCAAGAAACGATAGCCCTTCGTGCTCGACACGATTCTCGACAGTTCTTATGTCGAGAATGGCGCTAGTGCAGCATCTGACAGCCAATTCATTGGCTGTCATGGACCAGAGTGACATCAGGCTTTTCATAGTCCCTCCTCTCTTGAGAAGGTGGCTAATCCATAGCCTACATCGATGCCGGGTCTATCTTATCCTGAGAAGAAATCTTAAACAGGTTATTAGCCTGGATAAGAAAGTTCCTCAAAAGGATATATTCTGCGGGAGAGAGCTCTTCAGCTTTCCCGTAGAACAGATGCATCTGTACGGACCGACCGTCAGGCCGATCCGAAACAGAGACATCAAAATAGATCCCGTTCACTTCATCAATGCCCACAGTTATTAAGTGTGGACAAGATGACATCTCCTGCCAGGTATGCGACATTGACGACTGCCAAAAGAATGACCAAGAGCTTTTTGCCCAAGGTCACCTGAGGCACGTCAGTGGTACGCCGGCCGTAGACAGTATGTCTACGACCAAGGCGTCTGTGAAGAGGCGAAACACCCTTATGGGCGTCTCTCTCATCATCAGGCATCCAGACGACCAGGGAAGGTTTACTAGTTGCTGGACGAGTCTAAGACTCGCCACCCAGCAATTTCGTAACCATCTGGTCCGAAGTCGCAGTGATCATGGCTTTGTAGCCCTGATACACCGCAAGCACCTCCGCGTTGGTAAAGCCATCGGCGGGAATGTCGAAGACCATGTACAAAGACATGGACCTCTTCACATTCTCGTCAGGCTTAAACGCGTCGGGGCTCAACTTCGAGTAGTCGACCCGAAGCAGTCGCCGCGTACGCTTTCCCACATCGTGGGAAGCGGAAACGACGATAAGCCCGTCAGCGCTCGAGTAGTGAGTTTCGCTTCCCTCCGCGAAAGTTCGCGGAAGGGGCGTAGTCACGCTCGAAACGGTGAGCGAAAGAGGGTCGGTGAACGACATAGGCATCACTCCTAGGAGCTAAGCTCCCATTGACGTTGCATAGCACAACAGCTTCCTCACTTCGAGTGGGTAACCCCAAGCGAGGCGAGGATGGCCTTCTGTGTGATGGAAAGTCCATCAAACGTCAAGCCAAAACCATATGGTGTTGCCTTTATCCGTCGCTTGGTTTCAGAAACCAAAGTAACGGAAGGAGGCGGTGGGCCGGGAGTCCCTTTTCTGTTGAAATAGGGTCCGACCAACGTGTAGGTATACGATGAGACAGTATGTTCCATCATATATCCATACAACAACACCTGGTTGTCGACTATCGTGTTACTGATGTTCTCTAGGAGATCACCAGTATTCGCGAACCAGTCGGTCAACCAGCTCCATGGGAGCAAGTTCCAGACAGCGTCTGGGGTCAGTCTAGCCCCGCCAACTTTCTTGGCGAGGATGATCTGACGTGCTATGTAATCCGTCGTATACCGATTCTTCGGCAACGGCGGCACATAATACACGAAAGATCCACTAAACCACCTTGTGCGAGTCGTTTTCGATTCGCGCATAACCTGACCCAGCGGATCTTTGATCGGACTATACCAAGAACTGCTATACTGCGCGGTCCAAGGACCAACGCCGTTAGCAGTAAAAGGTATGATATCCGAAGAAATTTCCGGCTTGAACTTCCATCCACGCCGAACAGCCTTCATGGAATCGCGATCATATTGTTT